GCGTTATAGACAAATCAACAAATATGGTTCTAAGATGATTATGGAACAAGAAGTTCCAGAACCACCTATTGATCCAGCGGCACCAATCGACCCCGCAGCACCTATTGACCCAGCGGCTCCAGTTGATCCTGCAGCTCCAATCGATGCGGCAGGAGCGGCACCAGCGGACGGAGGTACTGAAGAAATTGATATTACTGATTTAGTTAATATGACTAAAAGTATTAAAAACAATATCGATGACAATAAAGCAGATCACGTATCTGTTTTAAACAAAATGGACGATGTGTTCAGTAAGTTAACAGACCTTGAAGCTAAATTAGGTGAAATGGACCAAGTGGTTGCTAAAATTGACCAATTGGGTGCACAAGTACAACAAATGAAACCAGAAACACCTCAAGAAAAACTTGAGATGCGTTCTTTGGATTCTTATCCATTCAATCAAAGACCTAATGATTTCTTTAACCAAAAACAAGGTGAAATGAGAGCTTCTGGTAAAAATGAGTACGTTTTAACAAAACAAGACGTTCAAGACTACTCACCAGATACCATAAAAACGTCCTTTAACTCAGACCAAGAAGAAAATGAATTTAAGTTCTAATGTAAACTTTTTATTAGGTTTACAAATACAAATGAAGATTAACCATTGGCAGACCAAAGGGTATGCTAGGCACAACGCATTTGGTGGATTTAACGATTCATTAAGTGATTTAATCGATAGATTTGTTGAGTCTGCAATGGGAAAATATGGTAGATTTACTTTAGATGATGAAACTAAATCAATTCAATTGAGTAATCTTTCGGAATTAGATATGAAAGGATTAGTTAATACAGTTAGAGAATCTTTAGTACAGATGTCAGAACAATTTGAACCATCAGATACCGACTTATTAAACATTCGTGACGAAATGTTAGGAGAATTAAATAAATTATCTTATCTTTTAACATTGGAGTAAAAAACCAAAAAACTTTTTTTAAAAAACTTTAAGCTGGATTTCGTAATCCGGCTTTTTTTATCTATATTTTATCTATAACAGTTTATAACTTTAAAAAAAACAATTATGTCAACATTTGATGCAGTACTAGCACAGTACGAGAAAAACAAGAACGCCACAAGTGGCAATGCAAACAGAGTATCCCAAGAGGATAGAATGAAGAAGTATTTCGTAACGATACTTCCTAAAGGTTCAAAAGGTGAAGAGAGAAGAATTCGTATTCTTCCTACACCAGACGGTTCATCTCCATTTAAAGAGGTGTACTTCCACGAAGTTCAGGTGGACGGAAAATGGGTTAAATTATACGACCCAAAACAAGAAGGTAAACGTTCCCCATTAAATGAGGTTCACGAAGGATTAATGATGACAGGTGTTGAGTCTGACAGAGAATTGGCTCGTCAATACCGTGCACGTAAATTTTATATCGTAAAAGTTATCGATCGCGACCAAGAACAAGATGGTCCAAAATTTTGGAGATTTAAACACAACGCTAAAGGAGATGGTATCTTAGATAAAATCTTCCCAATCTTTAAAAACAAAGGTGACGTTACTGAAACTCAAAAAGGACGTGATTTAATTATTTCTTTGACCTTAACTAAAGCGGGTACAGGTAAAGAGTACACATCTATCAATTCAGTAATTCCTGAAGATATGGGTCCTTTACACGAAGATGAAAATGTGGCTAAAACTTGGTTAGAAGACGAATTGACTTGGTCAGACGTTTATTCTAAGAAAAGTGAAGACTACTTAGAAATGGTCGCTAAAGGTGAAATTCCACGTTGGGATAACGAATCAAAAAAATGGGTTTCAAATTCTTCAAATGAAGAAACTATCGGAACACAAAAAGTTTCAACACCAGTGGTTGACCCACAGGATGAGGCTGAAGTAGACGAAGACCTTCCTTTCTAATTAATTCATAGGATGTCCCCGACATTGGTGTCGGGGACATCTTTATAAAAAAACAATAATATGGCAGCAATTAAAAAAAACGATTTCTCTTCTATGAAGAAGAAATTCTCAAAAGAAGCAGAGTACAAACCAGATCGTTTTTTAGATTTGGGAGACGCGTTTTTAGATGCAACAGGAATACCAGGTCCAGCAATTGGACATATTAATATGTTCTTAGGACATAGTGATACTGGTAAAACTACGGCACTTGTGAAAGCGGCGGTCGACGCACAAAAGAAAGGAATTCTACCTGTGTTTATCATTACAGAACAAAAATGGAATTGGGATCACGCGGTGTTAATGGGATTTAATAAAGAAGATGATTTCTATCTCTTCAATAGCGACTTCGATTATATTGAACAGATTACTGATTTTATTAATGAAATATTGGTAGCACAAGAAAAAGGAGAAATTCCTCACGATATTTTATTCTTATGGGATTCAGTTGGTTCTGTTCCTTGTAAGATGACGTTTGAAGGTAAAGGGGGTAAACAACACAATGCTTCGGTTCTTGCGGATAAAATAGGTATGGGTATTAACCAACGTATTTCAGGTTCAAGAAGAACAGATAAACCACATACAAACACTCTTATCATTGTTAACCAACCTTGGGTTGAATTACCAGACAATCCTTATGGACAACCAAAGATTAAAGCAAAAGGTGGGGAGGCTATTTGGTTAAACTCAACTTTAGTATTCTTATTTGGTAATCAAAAAGGTGCGGGTATAACAAAAATTAAAATAACAAGAAATAAACGTGATGTAAACTTTGCAAGTAGAACTAAAATTTCTATTATGAAGAACCACGTTAATGGTATTGGATTTGCAGATGGAAAGATAATGGTAACTCCTCACGGATTTATGAGAGCAAAAGAACCCGCTGAAGAAAAAATATCTATCCAAGAATACGCAAAAGAAAATTTAGACTATATCAGTAAATTATTCGGAGAGAAAGTTATTGATGTTAGTGAACTAGGATTCAAATCAGAAATATCGTCAGACGATGACGAATAAATTATACTAAATGTCGGTTTTACTCGTTGATGGAGACAATTTACTTACGATTGGTTTTTATGGTCTCAAAAACCATTTCTACAAAGGAAAACATATTGGAGCAATATACCATTTTGTTAATACTCTTAGAAGATCATTTGAGACGTACCATTTAGACAAAATCGTAGTATTTTGGGATGGAGAAAATGGTTCTGACTCAAGAAAGAAGTTCTATTCTCAATACAAAGAGAATAGAAGGTCTAGATTAAGAAGTGATGAAGAAATTAATTCATACCAATATCAAAAGCAACGAGTAAAACAGTATTTAGAAGAAGTCTTTGTTAGACAAGGAGAATTCGAATTTTGTGAGGCGGACGATTGTATTGCATTCTACACTCAAAATTCCCCAACTGAAAACAAAACAATTTATTCTGGAGACGGAGATTTAACACAACTAGTTTCTGAACAAACCCAAATTTACAACCCCTCACATCAAAAAGTATATAAGAAAAACGACACCATAGTTTACAATCACGAAGAAATTCTAATTGAAAATGTAATCTTGGTTAAGATGTTGTGCGGTGACCCATCAGACAATATTGCGGGAATTAAGAATATGGGTATTAAAAGACTTATAACTCTTTTTCCTCAAATTAAAAACGAACCTCTTACTATTGAAGATATTAGAGATAAAACTAATGTTCTGTTTGAAGAAGATAAGGATAATTGGTTAATCAAAAATCTTCTAACAGGTGTAACAAAACACGGTGTATTTGGTGAGGAGTTCTATGAGGTAAATAAAAAGATAGTTAGCTTGGATGAACCGTTTTTAACTGATGACGCGAGAGAGACAATTATGTCACTTATAAATGAAAATTTGGACCCAGAAGGAAGGTCTTATAAAAATACTATGAAAATGATGATGGAGGATGGACTATTTCAACTGTTACCCAAATCAGATGATGCTTGGATAAAATTCTTCAACCCATTTCTTAGATTAACAAGAAAAGAAAAAAATAAAAGGACGATAAAAATTAAAAACAATTATGAGTAACTATCAACAAGAAATCACAAAATTTGAATTTTTGCTTAGCTTAGGTGGAAACATCGTATGTCAGAGATTCTTCAACGTAAAAGACCACGTTGAGCAAGCGCGTAGATCGATGGATCTTCACTATTATGTAAAAAATATTTGTGAAGAAATAAGTGAAGATTTGAAAATGAAAACTTCCGACTATCTATGTGAAAATCAAAATTATTTCCTCAATTCAGAGTTTGTGGAAGATGAGAATGAGAAGGAAAGAGAACACTTTTTATTGGAAATTAAACTTGGAGACGACGTATTTATTTCTAGAATATTTCCCGCATATTTCTTTCATCCGAAGGTTAGATATACGGTTGACATTCGTCCAAAACTAAAAAGAGTTTTGTCAGATTTAACTGACATCTTGTCTTCAGAAGAATTGGAAACAGTATATTTGCAATATCAACTTTAATAAACTTATATCATAAATTATGCAGCAGGAGAAAAATTTCGGGTTTCTTGGATTTTCCTTTCAACAATCACTCATCAGGTCGGTTATTGAAGACAAAAAATTTGGAGAAACAATCATAGACTTTCTAGACAGTAAGTATTTTGACAACAATTCATTTAGATACATTGTAGAAAATATCAAAGAATTATACGTTACGTATAACAAACTACCAGATTACCATACTCTATCACAGAAAATAATGACAGAGTCAGGTACAAAGGATACAAACAGAGTACATTTAGATACTTTACAAAATATCAAAGATGATTCCAACGATACGTCATTTGTTAGGGATACCGCTCTTAATTTTTGTAAACAACAAAATTTAAAAAAGGAACTTAAAAACGTTCATAATATCATCGAAAGTGGTGAGTTTGAATCGTATAATAAGATTGAGGAAATCATTAAAAAGGCATTACAAGTTGGTATTAATGATGACCAAGCGGTTGATGTATTCCATAACATTGACCAAGCTTTGGAAGATAATTTTAGACTACCAATACCAACAGGAATAGCGGGTATTGACCAATTATTAAAAGGTGGGTTAGGTCGTGGAGAATTGGGTGTTGTATTGGCTCCAACAGGTACGGGTAAGACAACCTTACTTACTAAATTCGCGAACACAGCGTATAACCAAGGATTTAATGTTGTTCAAATTTTCTTTGAGGACAATCCTGGTAATATTAAAAGAAAACATTATACTATTTGGTCAGGTATTACTCCTGATGACCAACCCGCAAATGCGGAAGAAGTTAAAAGATTAGTTAAAGAGGCTGAAGAGAGATCATCAGGATCGTTAAAATTAATGAAATTTCCATCGGATAGTGTAACTGTTTCTCAAATAAAAAATATCGTTAGAAAAATGAAATCTGACGGACTTAAATTAGATTTGTTACTTATCGATTACGTTGATTGTATTTCAACCGATAAGAGTTTGAATGGAGAAGAATGGAAAGGTGAAGGTTCGGTTATGAGATCTTTAGAATCAATGACAAGCGAATTCGATATTGCTCTATGGACCGCTACACAGGGGAATAGAGAGTCAATTTCGTCAGAAGTAGTAACAGGTGACCAAATGGGTGGATCCATTAAGAAGGCTCAAATTGCTCACGTTATTTTGTCAATAGGTAAGACCTTAGAACAGAAAGAACAAAATCTTGCAACACTATCACTTTTAAAATCCCGTATTGGTAAAGATGGTGTTGTATTTAGTAACTGTAAATTCAATAATGAATATCTTGTTATTGATACAGAATCACAAAGTACCTTACTTGGTATGGAACAACAAAAAACTCAAAATAACGCAAACAGAGCCGCGGAAGCGTTCAAGAAGAGACAAGAATTACTTAACAATAATAAATAAACAAAATATGACCGAGAGAATCTTACAAGACAACCCAGGACGGTTTGTCCTTTTTCCAATTGAACATCACGATTTATGGAAATTTTATAAACAATCTGAAGCTTCCTTTTGGACTGCTGAGGAAATTGATTTAGGTCAAGATGTCACAGATTGGGAGAATAAATTAAATGAGGATGAAAAACATTTTGTTAAACACGTATTAGCATTTTTTGCTGCGTCTGATGGAATCGTAAATGAAAACTTAGCCATTAATTTTGTTAATGAAGTTCAATATACTGAAGCTAAATTTTTCTACGGATTTCAAATAATGATGGAAAACATTCACAGTGAAACCTATTCTTTGTTAATTGACACATTAGTCAAAGATAAAGAAGAACAACATTACCTGTTCAATGCGGTTGACACAATTCCAGCGGTTAAGAAAAAAGCGGAATGGGCACTTAAATGGATTAATTCAGAATCCTTTGTTGAAAGATTATTAGCTTTTGCTGCGGTAGAAGGTATTTTCTTTTCAGGATCATTTTGTTCCATTTTTTGGTTAAAGAAAAGAGGTTTACTACCTGGATTAACATTTTCAAATGAATTAATTTCAAGAGACGAAGGTATGCATTGTGATTTTGCTTGTCACATTTACAATAACCATATTGAAAATAAGTTAAGTGAAAAGAAAGTAAAAGAAATTATTTGTGGAGCGTTAGAAATTGAGAAAGAATTTATCTTAGAAGCTTTACCTGTTCGTTTAATTGGTATGAATTCAGACTTAATGTCTCAATACCTTGAATTTGTTACTGATAGATTATTAATGTCTTTGGGTTGTTCTAAAGTTTACAATTCAGAAAATCCATTTGATTTTATGCAGAATATCGCATTACAAGGTAAAACTAATTTCTTCGAGAAAAGAGTTGCCGAATATCAAAAGGCGGGAGTTAATAATGTTGCAACCGAAGATTTAGAATCCGCGTTTGACGAGGATATGGACTTCTAAAAATAGTATAAAGATGAAAGTAAAAAAAAGAGATGGATCCCTAGAGGAAATGAGATACGATAAAATAACACGTAGAATAAGTGTTTTCTGTAGTGATTTAAATTTAGAGTACATTGACCCAACGTTTGTTACATTAAAAGTAACACAAGGAATATATGATGGAATTTCAACAACAGAATTAGATGTGTTAGCTGCAGAGACTGCGGCGGCAATGGTTACCACTCATCCTGATTACTCTAAATTATCAGGTCGATTAGCGGTATCTAATTTACATAAGACAACACACAAAAAGTTTTCTCAATGTATTAAAGAATTATATTCTTTTGTTGAACCAAAAACTGGTAAAGAATCTTCATTAATTGATGAGGGTGTTTACAAATTTGTAATGGAAAACAGAGAATCTTTAGATGGCGCAATTCATCAAGAAAGAGATTTGGAGTTTGATTACTTCGGATATAAAACATTGGAACGTTCTTACCTTTTAAAGATTGGAGACAGAGTAGTTGAAAGACCACAATATCTGTATATGAGAGTTGCCGTTGGTATCTGTAAAGGTAATTTAGATATGGCATTAAGAATTTATGACGACTTATCTCAACACTTCTATACTCACGCAACCCCAACATTATTTAATGCGGGCACACGTAGAGCTCAAATGTCATCTTGTTTCTTAATTGGTAACAAGGGCGATGATATTGATGGTCTATTCGATACGATTAAAGATGTTGCCAAAATTTCTAAATGGGCGGGAGGTATTGGACTTCACGTTCACGATGTTCGTGCTAAAGGTTCTTACATTAAAGGAACAGGTGGACAATCAGACGGTTTACTACCAATGATGAAAACTTATAATGAAGTTGCTCGTTGGATTAATCAAGGAGGAAAACGTAAAGGTTCTTTTGCTGTTTATCTTGAACCTTGGCATTCAGACATTTTTGAATTTATTGATTTAAGAAAGAATCACGGTAAAGAAGAAATGAGAGCAAGAGATTTATTCTTGGCAATGTGGACTCCAGATTTATTTATGCAGAGAGTTGAACAAGATGGCGATTGGTCTTTATTTTCACCAGACGAAGCTCCAGGATTATCGGATGTATACGATTCACCAGAAGATAAGACATTTACTCGTTTGTTTGAACAATACGAAAAAGAAGGAAGGGCAAGAAAAGTTATCAAAGCGAGAAAGTTAATGGATGCAATCCTTACTGCTCAAATTGAAACAGGAACACCTTATATGTTATATAAGGATCCAGCTAACTACAAATCAAATCAAAAGAATTTAGGTACAATTAAATCTTCAAATTTATGTACTGAAATTATTGAATATAGTTCACCAACAGAACAAGCAGTTTGTAATTTAGCATCAATAGCTTTACCAAAATATATTATTAATGGTGAGTTTAATCACGATTTATTATATGAGTACACATATCAAGTTGTTAAGAATTTAAACAATGTAATTGATTTAAATTACTACCCAACAGAAGAAACCAAACGTTCAAACTTTAAACATCGTCCAGTTGGACTTGGTGTTCAAGGATTAGCAGATGTGTTCTGTATGTTAGGTTTACCATTTGAAAGTGAAGATGCTGATAAATTACAAACAGATATTTTCGAAACAATATATTTTGCGTCGATGACATCCTCTAAAGATTTATCTAAAGAGTTTGGTCCATATGAATCAATTGCGGGTTCACCAATCGAAAAGGGAATATTCCAATTTGAAATGTGGGGTAAAAAAGATAAAGATTTATCTGGTCGTTGGGATTGGAAATCTTTAAGAAAAGAGGTGGTAAACTATGGTGTTAGAAATTCATTATTAGTTGCTCCAATGCCAACAGCATCTACCGCACAAATTTTAGGTAACAACGAAGCGTTTGAACCATTTACAACCAACCTATATTCTCGTAGAACCTTAAGTGGTGAATTTATTATGATTAATAAACATTTGGTTAATGATTTATTAAAATTAGGACTATGGAGTGATACCATTAAGAATAAGTTGGTTATGGAGAATGGATCCGTTCAAAATATTCCTGAAATTCCTACGGAAATGAAGGAGGTTTATAAAACAGTTTGGGAAATGTCTCAAAAACGTGTTTTACAAATGGCGGCAAATAGAAGTATATTTATTGATCAATCACAATCTTTAAACCTATTTGTTGATAATGCAACTAAACCTAAATTATTAGCCGCCCATCTATTTGGTTGGAAATTAGGGTTAAAAACGGGTATGTATTATTTGAGAACAAGAGCGGCGGTAGACGCAATTAAAGGTTTAGGGGTTGACACATCAACATCAAAACCAATTGAAAAAACGTCATCAATAAACAATGTGGATGTGCCAACTAACAATACATTAATTAGTGAAAGAACACCTGAAGTCGTAATGACATCAGAAAGACCAACAGACTCACCATTCGAATGTGAGGGATGTGGTTCATAAAATTATAGGAAACTACATTAAATCCAACTTCGGTTGGATTTTTTATTTATTACCATTTTAGATTAGTTTATATTTATTTGATATGGCAACAACTTACGGTATAGATTTTCCATTTAGGAATAGTTTAAAGGGTGACTTCTTAAGGATGACGGAATCACCCGAAAGAGAAGTTCGTGCAAATTTGATTCATTTGTTATTAACGAGAAAGGGAAGTAGATATTATTTACCAGATTTTGGTACTAGATTATACGAATATATATTCGACCAAAACGATGTTGTCACTTTTGGTTTAATTGAGGACGAAATAAGAGAAAGTGTTAAAAAATATATTCCAAATTTAGATATTAATTCAATTAATGTGGTGTCAGCGGAAAATGACCCCGAAGAGACTAAATTATATTCACAACAAGAGGACGAAAGATTATTTAGAGTATCAGACGCCACAAGTAAACCATACACCGCAAAAGTAAAAATAGACTACACGGTTAATAACGGATCATTCACTTCGTCCGACTTTGTAATTATAAACATATAAAATGGCTAAAAAAATATCATACGCAACTAGAGATTTTGCGGGATTAAGACAGGAATTAGTAAATCTAACAAATGATTACTATCCAGATTTAATAAAAAATACTAACGACGCATCTATTTTCTCTGTGTTATTAGATTTAAACGCGGCTGTAGCGGATAACTTACACTTTCATATTGATAGAGTATGGCAAGAAACAATGTTAGATTTCGCGCAACAGAGACAATCCCTTTTTCATATTGCCAAAACATACGGTTTAAGAATACCTGGAAATAGACCATCAGTTGCGTTATGTGATTTTTCCATAAACGTACCAGTTGCGGGAGATAAAGAGAAAACCGAATACTTGGGTATATTAAAAGCGGGAGCTCAGGTATCGGGTGGAGGTCAGATTTTTGAAACATTAGAAGACGTTGACTTCTCAAACCCATTCAATAGTAAAGGTGAACCAAATCGTTTAAAGATACCCAATTTCGACGGCAATAATAAATTGGTGTCATATACCATTACTAAGAGAGAAGCGGTCGTAAACGGAGTCTCAAGGATATACAGAAGAGTTATAACTGAATTAGATCAGAAACCTTTCTTGAAACTTTATTTACCTGAACAAAATGTATTAGGTATTGTGTCGATTATACACAAAGAAGGTACCTCATTTGGTTCAAACCCAACATCGTCAGAATTTACATCATCAACAAATAAGTGGTACGAAGTTAAATCTTTAATGGAAGATAAAGTATTCATTAAAGACCCAACTAAGATATCGGATAAAGATAATTTCATACCAGGGACATATCTTTCTGTTAGTACTAAATTTATGACAGAATATACTCCAGAAGGATATTATTCAATGACATTTGGTTCTGGAACCGTGGACCCAATGGCTAATTTAGATAATTTCATAACAGGTAATTTAAAAGTTAGTTTAGGTTCTTATTTGAATAACGTATCATTAGGTGCGGTACCTAAGTCTAATACTACGATGTTTGTGAAATATAGAATAGGTGGAGGTAAAAATTCCAATCTTGGTGTTAATGTTATTACTAGCGTAGATAATATTGAATTCAACGTAAATGGTCCCGTATCAACTGTAAACTCACAAGTTATTCAATCATTAAGAGTAACGAACGTAACTCCAGCAATAGGTGGGGCTGACCAACCAACGATTGATGAAATTAGAAATATGATTTCTTACAACTTTGCAGCACAAAATAGAGCGGTAACATTAAATGATTACAAATCTGTAATTGAAAATATGCCATCTACATTTGGAGCTGCGGCTAAGGTTAATGTAATGGAAGAAGATAATAAGATAAAAATCAAATTATTATCTTATGATTCAGATGGTAACCTAACCGACGTGGTTTCAAACACTTTAAAAGACAATGTAACCGAATATATTTCACAATATAGAATGATTAATGACTTTGTTGAAATTCAAAGTGGTGAGGTTATTGACCTTGGATTGGAGATTGATGTTGTAATTGATAGAAATGAATTAGAGTCAGATGTTATTAAATCTATAATTGAAAAGACAATTTCATATTTTGCAATTGAAAAAAGAAAAATGGGAGACCCATTATTCACGGGTGAATTGTTAAAAGAAATTGGATCAACAAGTGGAGTGGTTAACGTTGTAGATGTAAGAGTTTTTAATAAAACAGGTGGTGAATATTCACAAGCTGAAGTATCACAAACATATAAAACACCCGCAACAAAAGAGATTCTACAAGCAGATATGACCGTTTATATGAAGTCAAATCAGATATTCCAAATTAGATTCCCAAATAAAGATATTAAAGTTAGGGTTAAACCTCTCACTTCGACTACATTTTAATTTAATTTTTTCTTATTATAATAGAAAGTAGTCTGCTTTCTATTTATTATAAGAATGATACAAAAACATAGAATTTCAACGAATATTGGTAAAGACCAAATTCTAAAAGTCGAACTTAAACAAGATTTTGATTTATTAGAGATTTTGTCTTTAAAATTTACACAAAAAGACATCTACACTTCTCTATGTTCCGATTATGGTGTTGTTTGTGGTAGGATTACCGTAAACAACGGTTTAGGTGTCCCAAACGCTAGAGTTTCTATTTTTATACCGTTAGACGAAACGGACGAACAAGATCCAGTTATCTCAACATTATATCCGTTTAAAACGGTTAATGATAAGAATGAAGAGAATTACAGATACAATCTATTACCATCAAGAAAACAACACGGAGGACACGAACCAACAGGTACGTTTTTTGACCAATCGGATGTTTTAACTAGAGAAGAAGTTTTAGAGGTGTATGAGAAATATTACAAATACACGGTAAAAACTAACAGTGCGGGAGATTTTATGATTTGGGGTGTCCCATTAGGTGAACAAACAATTCACGTAGATTTGGATTTATCGGACATTGGATGTTTTTCATTTAGACCATATGATTTCATAAAACAAGGTTTAGGTCCCGACCAATTCAAAAATAGTTATAAGTTTAAATCTTCAGTAGATTTAGATTCCTTACCACAAGTTGTATCATTTAACAAATCAATTGAGGTTTATCCATTTTGGGGTAATGAAGACATTTGTGAAATTGGACTTACTAGAACCGATTTTGATTTATCTGAAGTGGGGGTTAAGATTGAACCTAAGGCGTTTTTCATTGGGGGAACTTACACAGATAGTGGTAAGAATTCAGTTAATAGAAACTGTACACCTAGACGTAAAATGGGTCGCAAGTGCGATTTAATTACTAAAACAGGAACGATTGAGGCAATTAGGTATACACCAAATAAAGACGACAGTAATAGACCAATAATAGAACCTTACGATATTGAAGAAGACATTCCAGAGGATGGGTCTTTTGTTTTTCCGGTTCCTATGAATATGGATTATATTTTTACTAATGAATTTGGTGAAAATGAAATTACAAATGACACAAACAAAGGAGTACCCACATCATCCTGTTATAGATTTAGATTTGCTTTAGATGATTCTGGAAATGCTAGAGCAAGAAAATCCGCAAATTTTTTAGTACCTAATATTAGAGAATACTCAACCGATGTAGATAAATCGTATGCATTTTCTACCAATTATTCTGATTACCCAACAGGAGCGGTATCGAATAATTCAGACCGTGGTATGTTATACAACGAATTAGGTCAATATTATCCAAGAGATTATTTTTATAGAATGACATACAATAAAGTTTATACGATGTCATCTTTTCAAAATATACATTATAATGGTGATAATTTCACAAATGATAGATATGTTGGACTAAAAGAAATTGTACCAAGTGATGAAGAAGA